TCACCATTCAAGCCTAGGACCTTTTCCAGACGGTCTTTCAACGCATCATAGGTCTTAAATTCTTTATCAGCAATCAATTCTGACAAAGAGTGTTCAGATTTCCAAACCTTTTCAAGTTCTTCATCGTCATCCAACAATGCTGATGGAGATTCAAATTCAGACTTGTCATAGTTTTGGTAACCCTCAACTTTACGAATCTTCAACTTGAAGTTAGCACCTTTCCACAAATCAAATGGATTGATTGCTTGTTCATCTTCAAACTGAGGGTTCATTGCTTCGGTAATCTTATCAAAGATTTTCTTACCGAATTTGAACAACATTACTTTGCCTTCATTCTCAGGATGTTTTGGATCGCTGACAATGTATACGTTAGCAACATAATTCAATTTACGCTTTTGTTTGCGTACAATTTCTTTGTTAGCTTCAATGCCTGAATTCCACAAAGTAGAATTGTGTTCACACACAGGACATTGCTGATTCTTAGTAGTCAAACAGTTGTCAATAAGCCAACCGCCTGGTCCTTGAAAACCATGACCAAAGATTTTAACCCAAGGCAAACCATCTTCACCATCGGCTGGTGATGCGGGTAAGAATCGGATTGTTGCCATACCATTCCCTGCTTTGTCAACTTCGGGACGCCAGAATTTCTCTTTGTCAGAGGCACCTTCTGATGAAGCGTTGAGTGCTTCTACGGCTGTTTTGAGTTTGTCCAGATTGCCTGAACTCTTTTTCATTTTTGAAAAATCTACCATTGTATTACCTTTCTAGTATTAACGGAGTATGAACGGATTATCCACATTATTCATTATATAACTTTATTTAGGCGTTGTCAAAGCCAAACTTTCAACATTGCCAAGGTGGCTGGCACATTATTATGCCAAATTGCTTGGCCACCATGCCTACGCCAATCATCAATAACACTTACAGTATCATCAATAATCAGTGCAGTGGATTCAGCAAACTGATATTTCAGGCTTTTACCTGGAACAAAATTTTGCTTGAATGTAATACCATGAGTTTTAAGCCATTCTTCTTTCTGTTGTTTAATGGTCTCATGTCGTTTTTCGGATGCTGTAGAGGAAAGAATCTCGGTTACAATACCATGTTCTTCATACAATTTTTCTAGTGTATGAATTAAGGTTATTGAACCTTCCATCATTTCCAAAGTAGCAAAGTTTCTACCTTCAATAAACTTATCAAAGTTTTTGTGAAATGTTTTTGATTTGTCATCACGTTCTGGTAATGAATCAAACAGTTTCTTATATCTACTATGAAAGTCACAGATTACACCATCTAAATCCAGATATATCTTGGTTATTTTTGGACTATTCATTTCAATTCCTTTTTAACATACCTTGAATCCAACCTTCCGGTTGTAGTTTAGTTAATAACTGTTCTTTACCATTATTAAACCATTTATTACCTTTAGTTGTAGGTTTTTGATTGAGTCTTCCTAAGACCCATCCTTTTCCTGGATTTTCAATTGAAAAAGTATTTTCAACACCATTGTTATACCATTTACTTTTTTTATTTGCTTCAGACCTACGAATTGATTGTTCTTTTTTATTCTTCTCAGATTGTAATTTTCCTAATGTTCCTTGGCCACCCAAGGTTTGATTATAACCAATTTTAAAAGAATCATATTCATTAATAAAATAAATTTCCATAGTTTTCAAATGTTTATAATCTTTCGTTTGATAAATTATTTGCCAATCAAAATTTTCCCATCCATATTTTCTGATAGCTTTATGAAATAAAAATCCATCATTTAATTTGGCTTTTGATTTGTGTATATATTTTCTCGTTGGCCATTTTTTATCTATACCAATATAAACTTTTCCATTAATTTTGTTTGTTGATTTGTATACCGAATAAATAGGCATTGCTGATACTCCCTTAAAGTATTAGAGTGGATGCACCTGTGGTGGGTGGCGATCCACACCTATTTATGTTAATTCTTTGATACTTTCTTTAAGAATAGTTTTAAACTTCTCTTTATCGTACTGAATGAAAGGTTTATATCTCAAACATTTATCTCTATATGTAGGCCATATAATATCATCTGATATCTTTTTGTTCCACATAGGAAAGAAATTCATAATGTCATCAAGTATCACCAATGTTTCAATACAAATTTTGTGTTGCTTTGCACCTAATAACAATGCAGGATAACCATTTGATGGTACTTTGATAAGTTCATCTGGATTATCTGCCTGTTCTAAGATACTAATTATATCTTGTTCAAACTCATATGTCAAGCGTTGGTTTCTTTTTTGCCAGTTCTTGTAGTTTTCTTCACCTTCGGCATTGGCAATATCACCAACCCAATTCACATCTTTTACCAAAAAATTGGCAATATAAAAGTCTCTCAACTCTTGTAAGCTGTATTTTCTGGAGAGGCGGTAGAAAGTATACTTGTCCTTTCGGTTGGCAAAAGTATCCTTTGAGATATTGGTTTTACCGCCATACTTAAAATAATCATAACTATTAGAGGTAAAATGTAATTTGATTGCATTGAATAAAGCAAAGGCTGAGAAGCCCGACCCTTCCTCAAAAGTGAAACTCATAGTGGTAATTTAGAACTTTTCTTCATTAAGTTTAAATCTTCGGCTTCCTCTCTAATCTTGGCCTTTAATGCAGGCGATATTAAAGTAGAAGCCACATCAATTTCCATTCCAGTAGATTCACAGTGATGTACAATAGCATCCATATGCGAACTACCCAATATAAATGACAGTTTACCTATCATATCACTAAATTCACTTATCTCATTTTTTGTTGGCATATCAAACTCTCGTATAGAACAAATGGTTTCCAATCTTAACAACATACTTCAATTTCCATGCCGGATTTACCGAGGTGTTATGATAGTACATTGCCTGTGTTTTGTAGATTGTATCATGTAATTTTTGTTCTGTCAAGGCCTTTTTGGCGACCATTAGGCATTCTTCCCATGCATACTTATTTTTAATTGAGCCTACTTTTTCACCAACCCAGCTGAATTGGTATGTACTGCCTGTTTTTTGATAGACCACTTCAAAAATGGTCGAGGGGAATTTGGAACTATTTGCACGATTCAATGTGACCTGTGCTACTGCTAATTTACCTTCATATGGTTCCATTGCAGCTTCATAGTAGAGGTTTTTGGCCATGCAAAGAATTTGCTTGCCGATATCTTGTGATACTTCCTGTTCGTAAGAAAAGGTTTGTTCTTGTGCCGATAGTGGCAGAATCATTGTGATAGAAATAACAATAGATGACAATAACTTCATCTGTACTCCTTGTGTGTGATAAAAGGGGGAAACCCCCTTAGACCCTCAGGTGTTCTTTCTGGTGACCTTGACTTCAGGTGCCGTGGAAATATTAGACACAAAACCATTCAAGGTTGCGGCCTTGTTGATAATGTCTGTTTCTGAGGGGGTTGTTGGCAGTCCTGGATGTTCAGGTGGTGTTTCACCTTTGGATCTTGCCGTTTCGCATTTGATGTGCCAGTCTTGTTGTAGACGGTCTCGTTCTGCGTAATAAGAATCATATAACATATCTTTTGCCATTTTTAAAAGCTCAAGACGGATTTCAAATGGTGTCATGTTTGACATAGTTTTCTCCTTGTGTGTGTAAAGTGTAGTGGTGGTTTTTTAAATGGGTTCCACCGAACCCATATACTTATTTATCCAATTAGAATCTGAATTGCATTCCAATTGCCACAGCCTTTTGGTCATACTTATTGTCAGCGTAAGTAGAACCATCACCATTTGGAACCCAACGGTCATAGATTGTGAATGGACTTACTGCGCCACTTGCTCTTTTAGCATTTACATAATCAATAAAGATTTCTGTACGCTTGTCAAAAGCATATGTAGCACCAACTGCTGTCATTTTTACATCATCTTTACCAGCAGTGATTTTGTCCTGAACGTTGTAATAACCACCGTTCAAACTAACACGGTCACTAACTTTATACTTTGCACCAGCAAACCAAGTATTAGCATCTGTTTTGCCGTCTGCTTTGCTTGAGCTTGAGTAGTAAGTAGTTTGTGCTGTTGGATTGCGTGTAATAGCATAACCAGCATCAAGTGTCAATGAAGAAGTTACGGCGTATTTGGCAGCAACTAGGTCAATGTTTTCACTGACTACAGTATTGCTTAAACGAGCCTGTTCGTGTGTGTATGCTAGGTCAATAGGACCAGCTGTATAACGAACACCTGCATTGTAACTTGATTTGTATGTAGTATCACCGAGTTGATTACCTGCTGAGTAAGCATAGTCAAACTTTAAACCACCTAAACTAGGTGAAGTATAACGAACCATGTTGTCAAAACGGCTAATGCCTGAACCAGAGTAGAAACCAGCATAACGTGCCACAGATTTAGCACCACCAAAGTTCCAGTTACCACGTGAATCAAATTCATCAAGTACATTGTACAAGAAGTTTTTGCCACGACCTAATTGAATTTGTCCATAGTCTTTACTACCCAAGAACATATTTGCTTCACGGTCAAATACTGTGGTTGAACCTGAACCAGTTCCAGCAGAATCTTTACCTACACCACCTGTACGTACACTGAAGTTGCTTTCAAGTAGAACACCAGCTTTGATGCCATCTCCAAGGTCTTGTGAACCTTTAAAGCCGAAACGATTGCTGTTGTGTAGTTGTTCACCAAGACCAGTGAAAGTTTGATTACTAGAACCAAAACCACTGCCACTAACAACACCAGCTCCAATTACACCATACAACTCTGTATTACGTGGTGCGTCCTGTGCTTGTGCTGTGCCAACAGTAACACCTGCGGCCAACAATGAAGCCAGAACAATTTTTGTAAATTTCATAGTTTCTCCTTAGTTTAATTTACTTTACTTCTTGATTTGTGTCCAAATATCACTACGAATACGATCCGTTACTGATTTTGGCAATGGCACGTAATCAAGGTCAGTTGCCATTTTACCACCATTCACAAAAGCCCAATCAAAAAATTTAATTACTTCTTGACTGGTCTTTGCATTTTTTGGTTCACGATACATTAATATAAACGATGCACCAGTGATAGGCCACGATTGTGCGCCTTTCTGATTTACTAAACTGATACCCATACCTGGAGTAGAGAACCAATCAGCTCCCTGAGCAGCTGCTGAGAATGTTAGGTCATCAGGTTCTACCCATTTACCATCACGGTTTTGTAATTTGATATGAGTCATTTTATTTTTCTTGGCATATGCATATTCAACATAACCAATACTATTTTTAACACGACTTACATTGGCAGCAACACCTTCGTTACCTTTGCCGCCAACACTACTTGTTGCTGGCCACTTAACAGCAGCACCTTTACCAACTTCTTCTTTCCATAATGTACTAACTTCACTTAGGTAATCAGTGAAAATAAATGTAGTACCTGAACCATCAGCACGGTGTACAATAGTAATGGTTGAATCTGGTAATTTTAATTTTGGATTTAATTCTTGTATGCGTTTATCGTTCCAGTTAACGATATGTCCTATAAAAATCTTTGCTAAGACTTCACCTGTTAATTGTAATTCACCTGGTTTAATACCTTCTACATTAACAACTGGAACAACACCACCTAATATTGTAGGGAATTGAATTAGACCATTTGAATTTAATTCATCACCTTTTAGTGGAGCATCAGTAGCACCAAAATCTACAGTAGCTGCTTTAATTTGTTTCACGCCACCTGAACTACCAATGCTTTGATAGTTTAATTGGACTTCTGTTTTTTCTTTGTATGCTTCCGACCATTTACTATAAATTGGGAAGGGGAATGTGGCGCCAGCGCCTGTGATTGTTGTTTGAGAGTATGCTGTAAGAGATACAACTGTTGTTAACATAACTAAAATATTTTTCAAAGCAATTTCCATTTTTTTCATAAACATCTCCTTATATATTACACATAGGATTATGTATAATTTTAGAGATATCGTCATATAACTGTCATAATTAGGTAGTTTAATTCTGTTACGAGGATAAACTACCAAAAACCCTAGTCAGCGTTTAGGCTGCCAATGCGAAACGTGAGTCGTTTGCGGTTACTTTGTTTTAGTTTTTACATCTTCTCTGATGAGTTGTCCACTTCTAAACTATTTACCCAGTCGAAACTATGCACCCCCATCAGAAGCATTCTCACGGTTTATCTTCCCGTTCCCAACTCCATGGACAAGAACGCTTCTGGTGGAGGTGGGGGGATTTGCACCCCCGTCCAGAATACATTTCTAGTTGCTTCGTACAACCATAGGTTCACATTATACATTAAAATATTTAGTTTGTCAAGATTTAAATTTCCAATAAAGGTAAATTTGCCATATTGATACCTTCGTAAACACGAGCGAACTGTTGAACGATTTGCGTTTACTTGATTTAGTTTTATTTTTCTTGTCTCAATTTTAGTATTTGTTTTTGTATTTCTTCATCTGTCATATTTGCAAATTTTGGACCTAATGGTGAATTTTCTTCTGTGTATATGTTAGTCACTTCTCCATCCAAATCTCTTAAAGCAAAAACACAATAATAAACAACACCATCTGACATTGCAGTAAATTTATGATTATGGTCTTTATCTATAACAATAAACGTTGGTGCATGAAATTCTTTTGGTGAGTTGCCTTCAACCTCAACAAGAACGCTACCTACAGCCAACAATGTGACATGGTCAAAATTGTGTTTATGACCATCATGAGTATCACCAGCTTTAACAAATGTGTGTGACCTGACCCAAATATTACCAAAATAACCCATTTGATTCACATCAGATTCATTTAAATGGCTTCGGATGAATCGTTTCATTTTACCAGTAACAGAATCTATTTCAATTATACTTCCATCACGATTGTGTATAAGTTTAGTTTTTTCCATAAATTAAATAATATTATTTAATTTGGCAAGACTTATTTAAAGTTTACCAAATTATTTTGATTTTAAAGCCATATCAATCATGGCTTGGTCTTGTGAAATATGGTAATTTTCCTGACCATATGCTTTGAAGTATGGATATGACCAACGCATAACTCCATTTTTTGAAAACATTAATTTATAGGCATTGACCCATGTGGACAATTTAAAGAATCCACCCATACACCAGACGTTATGCATGGTTTGACGGAAACAATCAATTATTGTCACAGTATATATGATTCTCATCCATTTAACACGCCACTTATCTGAACCACCTAAATCACGATACATGTCAATAGCAATTTCTCTGTGACCAAGTTCTTCATTGGCATGCCAAAGCCAAAGATTTTTGGTTTCTTTTGGTGCGTTCTCAAGTATGTGTTTGTTAATCAAAAGCCAAGCGCCTAATACAGTTGTCAAATGTTCTGTTGCGGCAACAGCGGCAGAATAATGTCTAACATCTCTGTTATCCATTTTTGCCAATCTTTTTGATGCCCAAACACTCCAATTGTTTACAAAGCCAAACTCAGCACAATTTTTTTCATTATGAATCACATGAGCTCTACTATGATTTTCTTCTTCTCTATAAAACCTGTTTACTTCAGATTTCCACTTTTCTTTTAAATCATCAGATAATGATGCATGACTTCGTTTGATTGATTCAATGAAGAAATCTTCACCAACAGGAAAACTCATAGAAAGAGCACCCATAATTGCGGTTACAAATGAATCGGGTTTACCCCAATCAATTGGTTGACCATCATTAAAAGTGGTCATATTCTATTGTTATACGTTTGGAGAAATTGTGAATGGATTTTCAATTTCTTCTGCAATCCATGTTGTATGTCCTAATTCATTGGATAACTCTCTGCAAACACTTATTGGATATTGATTAAGTACTTGTTTTGCAATATCTGCCATAAGTGTTTTTGCTTCTGCCTCGGTATCACATAATGTATGTGTACCAGTTGTTGGATTGAATATTTGATATTTTCCCATTGTAATTACCTTTCCTACATAACGTATAAATTTTTCAGTTTTTCTTTGTTCAAGATACCATGTTAAATCTTTTTGTAATTTGTTCTTAAGCATATAAGCAAGAACTTCACTTTCTGGTTTACCCCAATTTCCATCTATAGTATGATAGTGGTCATCGGGCTCTCCATTATTTATTGATGGATCAAAACTTTTACATTCTGGTCTATCAATACTTAATCCACACGACCCAAGATGCAAAAGCAATTCTTTGGTCTGTAAAACTTCGCCATCTTCGTTTACTCGTTCTGTCATCCTATTGCTCCATAAACTCTTGTTGTATCGCCACTAACCCATGTGACTGTTTTTCCGTTCAGATAAACAGCATATCCACCACTGCCGCCGGGATGTGGTGGAGCATAAATTAGGCCGCCGGTGCCACCACTAGCACCCCAGCCGCCACCTCCACCAGCAAATTGCTGACTACTTCCACCAGAACTATTTCCAGAACCTCCAGCACCAGAATCAAAATTTGTACTGCCGCTGTTGTTGGTGCCGGGGGCACCACCAGTTCCGGGGAAAATTCGGCCACCGCCACCGCCACCGCCGGTGTAGGTGACGGCGGTCTTGCCACTTCCTGAGTTTATCAGTCCTCCGCCACCGCCTCCGGCACCGCCTCCGTAACCGGGGGCGCTACCGCCGCCAGTACCGCCACTAGAACCTGGAGCGCCACCACTACCACCACCGCCGCCGTATACAGAGCCTCCACTTTGAGCACTACCACCTGCACCGCCACCAGCGCCTCCTCCTCCGCCGGAGTATCCCTGGCCAGCCATTGTGCCGCCGCCGCCACCACCACCGCCAATGTAAGCAGAAGCATTAGTATTATCTATTGTGGTATTGAATCCAAGAGAAAGAGCGGGACCTCCAGAATATCCATTGCCATTGTAGTTGATGTCGGCCAAGCCGCCATTTCCACCCATACCCGCTATGTAACCATTATTTACAATCTTGACAGTATCACCAGTAATTCCACCAGATAATGTCAATGCTGGAGTGCCTGTGCTCGTTGAATAAACCCAAATACCAGAATTTATGGTAATTACAATATCACTAAGACCTGCAATATATCCAGAAATAGAGGTTACATTTAATGTAGCATTTGTTGTATCGGTACTAAACACATAAGATACAGCCGGTCTATAACTTTTACCACGACCAGTATTCATATCAATTGCACCACTGGCTTGGCCGAATACTGTACGAACCAATGTATCATTTAAACTGACTTGTGCAGTCGGTGACACCAATATTTCAGTATTAATATCACTAAATGTTATCGTACCTGTTGGTAATGCCATTTATTTTTGTTCTTTATAAAATTGAATTGCTTTTACTAGACCATCTATGTGGTCTTCCGTTTTTTCAATAAACAAAGCAGGTGGTTCATTATCAATCGCCATAATAGTCACCAGCTGATTGATAGGTTCACCAACTAATTCTTCATACATCAACGAATATGCTGTTTCCTGCCAGAAATAATCTAAAATATCATCACGTTGCTTAATTCGTTTAGAGGTCTTAAAGTCAATGACTGAAAGAACACCATCAAACTCAGCAATACAGTCAACACGACCTGCAAGTCCTAATTGTTCGGACCATAGTGCTTGTTCCTGATAATGTATGTTGTCAATTCTGTCAAGTAATGGTACCAAAGCAATAAACATCTCTTTGGCATCCGGCATAATGTCACCTAACTTATCGTTATTTAGGTATCTTTCACACAGAGTATGAACATTAGTACCACGGGAACTGGCCTGTTTTGAGATTTTGTTGGCTACTTCTTCTCCCACACGCTTACGCCAAGCCATAATAGATGCTTTCTTTTGAGCACCAATGACTGTGGTTACAGATGGTAGTTTGTTTCCTGATGGTGTTACATAGTAACGTTTGCCGTCAGGAAATGTTTGTGAAGTTAGGTCTGGTAATACTTTAGGTGGACAGTAATTGAACATAATATACTCATAGTTAAATCTATATTTATTTAAAGAATGGACCGACCATCCAAGTGACAACAGAACATCTTTGACCTTTTTCCACATCCTCTACACCATGCATAATAAACGATGGAAAAACTATTACAGTGCCTTTTGTTTGTGGTGGATAATATTTCTCATGACCATTCATTAAGTAGAATTTACCACCTTTAAAATCATCATTCAAAAATGCCAACACAGTCAGTTTTCTTGTTTCGTCAGAGTGTTGTAAGAATGTATCAGTATGAGAAACATATCTACCACCAGCTGGATAGATTAAAAACTCTGCCTGATTGGCATGAGTAATATTAAATTTCCATGCAGACTGATTGGCAGATAAACCTGCAGCTGCCAAACGACCACCAATGTCTTTGTATGTCGGTAACATTACCCGTTCAACATTACGAATTTCTTTGTTGACTGTACCTGTACCAGAACCAATCACTGGTGGTTCTTTTGGTACCACATCTTTTGTGTATAGTTTAATCAACATATCACAGGCCTCAGGTGTAAGTATATCATTAAACACCCATTCACGCAACTCTGGTGGTTCTGGTAAATTTAAACCAGGTCTTTTGTCAAACTTCCATTCTGCATGAGGACCATTTGCATCAACATAGTGTAGGAACACCTGTGCTTGCCATTGTCCTTCTTTATACTTCTTGCGCCAGTGATGCACTTCACATCCACGATACAATACAGCATCACCAACTTTCATTTTGATTTTACTCTTTACAGACTTATCTTCATTACCCATAAAGATTGGCCACACATCACCTTCAAAACCAAGTGTAAGTGTGGCAGAAATTTCACATGATGGTCTGTCAGTGTGGTTTTTTAGTTCATCACCAGGAGCATACAAACGTGCATATGAATATGTTGGATATAGTTTTTTACCTGATGCTAACTCAAAATGTGGTAATAAATCAACAAGCAACTTATCAAAAGTCATGGCACCATGCACAGCTTCTGATAATGGACATTGCGGGTCTTTTGTTGTTTGTTGTTGTTTGACCAAACCCTTTAAGGATTCTGTCAATTCATGGCATGATTCTGGTGCAAGAAAATCCTGCAAATGCACATATCTATTCTTTTCAAATAGTTCCACTGTATTCATAATAACTCCATATTATACATTA